ATGCTCCAGCAGCTAAAGAAGTTTCTGTTCCAGAATTTAATCAATTAACTGTAATCACACGTGAATCTCAGGCTGCAGGACAGTACGAAACTCCTGACGAAGGAGATCCTACTGCATATCAACAGCGGCAAATTCAAACTGGAGCTATTAATCAAGAGAATTTAAATTCTGGAGAACAACAAGCAGCAGAGGCTCCTCCAACAAATGCCGTGCAACCTGCAGGCGCAAAATGCGATGCTATCTTTAAGATGACTTCATTTGATGTAGCAATGCCACTGTCGAAGAATTTTACACTTAGTGCGTTAACTAAAAAAGGCTCTAGAATGCCTGTGGCTCAGCTTGGATTAACACCTCAAGAAATTGTATGTAACCTTAAAGGCTTATGTGAGAATGTACTTGAAGTTGTGCATGACTACTATCCAAATATGATTATAACTTCAGGTTTTAGAAGACCTGGCGATATTCCACAATCTTCTAAAACCTCAGATCACTATAATGGTCAAGCTGTTGATATTGTTATTCCAAACTTAGATCGTGCTGGTCATTACGAAGCAATTAAGAAGCTTCAAACTTTACTACCATATGACCAATTGATTTTAGAATATTCTGGTGCTAAAACTGTTTGGATTCATTTCTCGTTTAAGTATACTAATGGTAGAAAACAAGTGTTTACTATGAGAGATCATCACAGAATTGGTAACATGGGTCAATTAGTGTTGGTAACATAATGGCTTCAGTTTCTGCAACTATTACTTATCCAACACAACTGCCAGCTATTCCTTGGGATCGTGGTCAACAGGTTGTTGAAGGTGACCCATTAGCATTAGCTTTTATGGGAGTATATGACAACTCTGCATTTAGTGCAAATGTAACATTTGGCATTGTTCTTCAAGAAGGAGATGCTAGTACATACACAATAACTAGCGTGCAAGTTGCGCTACCATTTAATGCTGTTAAATATGACGATACTGATGGCACTGTAGCTGAACCTATAGATTTAGGTTTGTCATACACTGTAGCAGGATCGACTGTGTCTATAACTGGTCAAATAAAAGGTCTTTTAAATGAATACTATACTTTTGTTATGAAAGATGGAAGTGTTCGAGATCTTCCGATAAATAATAATGAGGACTGGGCCGCGGTAGTAAAATGGTCAGTGCCTGCTCGCAAAGAAATAGGTGTTTCATATTCATTTGTGGTAACATACGTTGATGCACTTCTAGTAGAGTATCAGAGCACGATTGTTATTCCTCAATGGATCTATTGGAGTTGGCAAACTTCTTTACAAGCACTAAATGACTTTGTTAAGGCTGGAGATATTTGATGGCAGCAGTAGCAAGACTTAAAGACTCAGTATTCTCTGCGACAGGCATTGGTCACAAGTGTAGAGCTCCTAGAACAATTTCAATAGCCTCAGCATCGTCTAGATTTTTCGCGGATGGAATAGGAATTGCACGGGGCGGTGTAGACACTGTAGATCCACATAATAAAAGTGGATGTGTTCCAGACATAGACCTCATCATTAAGTCAAGTTCTAGAGTTTTTATAGAAGGTAATCCTGCTGCACGAATTGGAGATTCCGCGGCAAGTGATAACACATTAATTGCCGGAAGTTCAAGAGTATTCTTTGGATAATAATAAATAACAAATGGCTACAAGAAATACACGAATCTTTTCAGATCTAGATCTAAACTTTGATGCTCATCCAGTTTCGGGTGACATAGTAAAGAAGTATGACGAGAATGCTATTAAGCAATCCATCAAGAATCTAATTCTAACACAAAACTATGAGCGACCATTTCACAGTGAAATTGGTTCTCAGATAAAGTCGTTACTATTTGAATTGCCAACTTCGATGACTTCGTCGTTGATTAAAAGACAAATAGTTGATACGATCTCAAACTTTGAACCTAGAGCTAATATTCTAGACGTGACTGTCTTGTTAGCGCAAGATAACAATGGTATATACTGCACGATTGTATTCACAGTATTGAATACAACTACACCTGTTAGTGTAGATCTATTTTTAGAGAGAACACGATAAATGGCTAGCAATAAAATCACAACAACAGAGTTAGACTTTGATAACATCAAAACTAATTTAAAAACGTTTTTGCAATCACAGTCTGAATTTAGTGATTATAATTTCGATGGCTCGGGTCTGTCTGTTCTTCTAGACATCTTAGCATACAACACTCATTATAATGCTCTTTACACAAACCTTGCTATTAATGAGATGTTTTTAGATTCAGCAAGTAAACGTGATAGTATTATTTCTATTGCGAATAACTATGGGTATTTACCTAAGTCACGTAGATGTGCTACTGCACAAATTTCGATGACAGTTCCAGTAGGAAGTTCAACAAGTCAAACATTACTTATTCCAAAATATACTTCTTTTAGAGCTTCTTCAAGTGGTTTCGAATATGTCTTCTATACTCGTGATGATAATATTGCAGGTAAAATTGGCAGCAACTATATATTTGATACTTTTACTTTATATGAAGGAACTCCAGTTATTGAGAAATTCAATACTGTAGAAAATGTTGAATACTTGTTACAAAATAATAATATTGACACATCGACAATAAGAATCTATGTACAGCCAAGTGCTACAACTCTGGAAGTTGAGGCATATGTTCACGCTGAAAGCATTATTAATCTTACCGACACAAGCAAAGTATTCTTTGTTCGAGAGTTAGAAGATGGAAAATACGAAGTAAGATTTGGTAAAAACAATCTTGGCTTTGAGCCCGAAGTTGGTTCTGTTGTTACTATCGAGTATATGGTAACAACTGGCGAAGAAAGTAATGGCATGAAACTATTTTCATACAATGGTTCAAGTCTTTCTGGTACTCCAACTATTACTCTAGTTTCTCAAGCAATTAATGGCGCTGAGGCAGAAAGTGACGATGAGATTCGTTATAACGTTTCGCGTAAATTTAGAACACAAAACAGAGCAGTTACTGCCGAAGACTATATTGATATTATTAAGACTAATTATTCTGATATAGATTCGATATCATGCTGGTCTGGTGACGAATCAACCCCTCCTCAGTATGGTAAGGTGTTCATCTCAATTAAACCAATTTCAGGTCCTTTCCTTATTCCTTCTGAAAAATCTTACATTACTGAGATTGTGCTAAAACCTAGAGCTGTGATAGGTGTTTATCCAGAGATTATAGATCCTATTTACAACAGACTAGAGATTAACAGCACGGTGTATTACAGTCCTAATGAAACAAATAAGACTGCTTCAGACTTAACAGACATTGCTCGTACAGCAATTATAGACTATAATAACACATATCTTGAAAAGTTTGATGGCATTTTGCGATATTCAAGATTTATATCTGATATAGACAACAGCGATGCTGGAATTAAAAGCAATATTACTACTGTTAAAATTCGTAGAACTATTGATGTAATTTTTGATAACTACGCAAAATATGTTGTAGAGCTAAACAATCCAATTTACGACTCTGGTGTTCCAGAAGAAGCTGTAATAACTAATGGGTTTTTTATAGATGACACTGAAACTATTCATTATATTGACGACGATGGCTTAGGTAAGCTAAGACTTTTCTACTATAGTGCTGATACCTTTCAAAAAGTATTTGTTAATAGTAATTGTGGTAGTCTTAATTATGACGCTGGAATGATTACCGTGGATAATATTAGGGTCGTCGGCACTGTAGAATCTAACTTAGAATTTATTGTTAAGCCTCATTCAAACGACATTGTTTCAAAGCAGAATCAGATTGTTCTCATAGATGAAAATCATTTAATTGTAAATGCAGTTAGAGAAACTAATCTATCAAATAGACCATTTACGTATAGCAGATAATGAGTAAAATACAAGTAACTACTGCGTTAGAACGTCAACTTCCTGAATTCATCAGGGAGGATTATACTACGTTTGTTAAATTTGTAAAAGCCTATTATGAATTCTTAGGACAAACAAACTCTCGCAATCTTGAAGATATCAGAAGCATCGATAAAACTTTAGATGCCTTTGTTGCAAAATTCAAGAAAGAACTTGCTGCAATATTTCCAACGGCAAATATTCAGAACGAAAGAATGTTTCTTGAGCACATTTCTGATTTTTATAATTCTCGTGGATCTGTTGAATCATACCAATTGCTATTTAGAGTACTTTTCAATAAAAGCTCAGATATCTTCTATCCTTCTACTCAAATATTAAAAGTTTCAGATGGTAAATGGATACAAGACAAATCTGTATTCGTGAAAGCTGTATCTGGTAATATTTTTAGCATGAAGGGTAAAATCATTACACTAAAAACTGCTAAAAAGATCATTGAAGTTTTTTGCCCAAACGTTCTATTATATCGCGATGATATCTATGAAGTCTTTCTTGATAAACAGTATTATAACGACTTAGCAATTGGAGAGATTGTAGAGTTTAATAATGCATCTGGAGTTATTCTTCCATGCCCAGCTAAGTATAAAATTTCTAATGAAGGTGCTGGATTTGAGATAGGCTCTATATATAACTTGCCTACTGCAACCGGTAATGGTAGCACTATTAAGATTACACGCGTAGGATCTCTAGGTGAAATTAAAGCAATTCAAATAATTACTTTTGGCTTAGACTACGACACAAATTTCTATGCTAAATTAAGCAATAAGTCTACGCAGGCTTTAGCTTTTTATCATCCCATTACTCAATATATTGCTGGTACACCGAGAAATGTTAATTTAGAACCTACTGCTTCGTATGGTGTTCCAAATGAAAATCCTGCTTCTCAAG